CAATCATTCTATCGGAAAATATTCTTGCACTTCTAATAGTAATAAATCTTCTTGCTTGTTCTGGTATATCTGTAAAAGATAAAAGAATAACAACTGTTGCTTCTAAATCTTTTGTAAAAATATTTGTTCTACCTATTCGATTATATAAAAATTCACCACGTTGAACGCAGTCAAAAGTTGATTTAGAATATTTAGTTGGTTCTAATTCTAAGCGTACAATATTTGTACCTAAAGGAATTTTGTTATTGGAATCTCTTGTTAAAGGATATTTTAATTCAATGTTAAAATGCCATCCTCTTGATTGTACTTCTCTATTAACTTCATCTAAAATTGTATTTGCTACAGAAACTTCAGTTGGTAATACACCTGTCAATGTAGAAACTGGGGCTTCTCCTATCGTAGATAATATTGTATTGACGGCTTCTAATTCTGAAGTTTTAGTCAGTGTAGACATAAATTTTTTTTCCTATAATGGTTAATAAAAAGAGAGACCCTCGAAAGAGTCTCTCCAAAATAAGCATAAAGATATTATGCAGTTTTAATTTCTACACATGATTCAGCACGTAAAATTCCATGACCCATAGCGTACTTTGAAATCATCAAAGTTCCCTGTCTTCTCATGTCGTATTCGGACTCAAGAGCGAGGTCTAGAAGTTTCACTGTACCCACAGCACTCTTATGAAAAATACTAGCTACAGTTGTAGCAAAGTTTCCTCTGTAAGTGTTGTTTTGACCTGTGTTAGATGCACTTGATAAATCAGTGAATGAAGATGTAGCTGTATTTAATTTTACAATTTTAATACCTGCTACTTCCATTACAACACCTTTACCAAAATCACCATTAGCATTTGAGAAATCTCTATTTACTAATTTATCATTTTGTACTAACTCGTAGTAAATGTTTGGTGGTACGACACAATATCTGTCATCTTCTGGTACATCTTTGTTATCTAAATCTTCAGCACCCTCAAATATTGAATCAATTAATGAAGTCATATTTGTGTTTGCATCAGAGTCAGTAATTACAGAACCCCCATCACCACCTGTTACAGTTGCAGAAGCTCTAGCACCTAGCACTGTTAGTTGTAGTAAATGTGCGTCTGTTTTCTTTGCAAGAGCAGAACCCATTTCTTTTGAGTATTGACTTCTTACATCATAGTGGTTCTTAGCATCATCAATAGATGAGATAAAGGCACTTGATAATAATACATCATCAATTGTAATTACCTTTTCAGCATGATTGATTACTGAACCTACGATTTCGTTACCTGCTGTGTGGTAAGAAGCTGTTGTTCTACCGATTGCAGGAAACTGGGCTGACTTACCATTAGAAATAGTTCTAACAGTGGACATCCCAAGCATTTTATTTTCTCTTTGAAAACTAGCAAGAACCTCTGAACTAAAAACCTTTAGAAAAAGAGAGTTAGCGTCAGAGCCATTATTAGTTTTACCAAGAAAAGATACTGTTGCGTTTGACATAGTTTTATATCCTTTGTTTAGTTGTTAATAAAAAAACTCCTTCGTCAGTTCAAATAACATACAAAAAGTTATCCTACGCATAGGGCTAATTAGTTTTTTGATTGGTGAAGTAAGTTCACCTCTCTAAAGAGAGATGGTGAGTAAATTAGATAAAATATCTAGTTTTAAAAATTTCTAAAAAACCTTGTCAAGTTTTTTGTAAAAAAAAATTTTAGTATTGATAATAAATAATTCTATTTCTAAAAATTGTCAAAAACAGGCAAATTTCAAAAATTGAAAAATCGAAAATGATATACTGGTGTCTGAATTAAATTTTAACGAATTTAATTATGCTCTTTAACATTGTGAATATGATTAGTTGGAATAGGAGATATACTATGACTAAAATATTAAACAATATGCTTAACCTTAAAGGTGATTTTAAACCTAAAACAAAGGTCAAAAAACCACCAAAACAAATATACTTAAAAAGAGTATTAGCTACCTATTGGAAAGATATTGAAGACCATTCCAAAGGTATCGAACAATTCGAACATTTGCTTGTAAGCGTTAATAAAGAACTTTGGCAAGAAATAAATCCTAAAGTTTTTTCCAGTATGACAATTGACGATTATGAAGAAGTTGAAGAATTGTTAAATAAACCTTCAATAACAATTGGAAAATTTTTTTTCCATATTAAAGGTAATGAGTTCATTCATTATAAAAACAAGAAAATCCCTAAACTTAAGATTTTAGAGGAAAAAACAATAAACTAAACTAATCATATCACTTTGTTAAAGAGTACTTATCTGTTTGGTGTAGGTAGGGGTAATGGAACTTTTTTTACTAATTCTTGTCTTAAAGTAAAATTTCTGTCAGCCCAATTTTCTAATCGTTCTGTTAAAAATTTAATATGTAAATCTTTTTCTTTATTTTCTTTTTTAATTTGTCTTAATTCTTTTCTAATTTCTTCCATTTTTTTTTCCATAGTAGTACTCATTTTTGTTTATACTTATCCATCATTTTTTCTGAAGACCTTCCAACTACATAGCCACCTACACCAATCATCACAATATTTAATAATGAGTTTTGCACTGACTCTGGGATATTAGGTGCTGTTAAGCCAAACCAATGAGCCACAACTAAACCTGCAAATACAAGCATAAGAAGGGGTCTCCAGTTTCTTTGTAACCATCCACCTTTAGCTTCAGCCGTAATTATTTGTGCTTGTGCTTCTAATTCTTTTAGTTGTCCAGAAAGTAATTGTTGTTGAATAGATTGTTTTATTTTTTCTGCTTCTGCTTTATTTTCAATTGTTTTATCAATTGTACTAAATAAAGTTTTAACCATTGGTGCAACAGCACCTAGAACATTTAACATTAAACTTTCCTCGACCTATTTTTTGATTTGGACATAATACTTAAATTACTTAAAGATTTATTAGCTGTGTTACCATCTTTGTGATGAACGTCTTTGCCATCACCTTTTTTAGCTAATCCTTTTTGCACAAGTTTATTTCTAGAAGCGTTTCTTTCGGCTCGTCTTTTTATTTGCCTTGGCTTCCCTTGGTAATTTCTATATTCCGAACCATAGTCTCTCGACATTTACAGTACGTTAGACCTCTTTAATTTTTCTTCTATAGTTTTTCTATAAGCAGTATCTACTTCATACCTCTTATCATTAATTGCTGATACTATTTCTGCTGTAGAATTAAATACATCAGTCCTACCAGAAATTGTTTTTCCTTGAGTTAAAGAAGGTTCACTAGAGGTATTATTTTGTGATTGATATTTAGCATAAATACCTTGTAGCCCTAATTTAGCAGTAGCAATATCTCCGTTTAAAGCATTGTTATAGGCTGTAATTTCATTTTCACTTAAATTTTCTGAAGCCCATTGTACCACGTTAGTATAATTTTCTTCTCCACCTACAATCTGGTGCATCTCTCTAGTTTGAGTATCTCCAATAGCTTGTTGACCTTGAATGTAACTATCAACTAAATCTCTAGACAATCCTGCTTTTTCTAATTTAGTATAACTCTCTTCACCTAGATTTCCATTTTCAGCAAATTCTTCATAATAACTATCCAAGCTTAACCCTGTTGATTTTTCAGCTTCACTTTTATTAATTTGTAATTCTGCCTTTGTAGTTGTTTCTTCTTTAGGTGTACTATTTTTCTTTTCGAGTTCTCCATAAGCTTTAGCTAACTCTTCAGCATTAGCAAATTTTTCTGGTAACCATTCAGGTCTATCGCCAGAAGTTTGCTCTGCTTGATTTTGCTCCTTATCTTGTTGAGCCGATTGCTCTTCAAGACTTGGATTTTCTTCTAATTGTTGGTCATTGACGACCACTGTATCAACCATAAGTATTCTCCTTTATTGTTGGTATTGTTCTATTGCTTCACCTACAACGGCAGGGTCAATTTTTCCCCCAACACTCTGGGCTACATTTCCTGCAACATCAGTTGCTTGTTGTTGCTGTTGAGCCATCATTTGTTGTTGTTGTTCAGCTTGTAATTCTTCTTGAGTTTTAACTAATCCTTTAGTGTCTATACCATCTGCTGTTGCTAATCGTTCTATAGCATCTCCAATGTTGACATATTTTTGCACAACATCAGCACCTAGGAATTGACCTAAAGTTTCAATAAAACCTACTAATTTATTTTTATCATTACCTCTACCAATAGCCTCTAATCCAGTAACAATTTGTGGGATTACAGTTTTAGGTAAGGTAGGTAAAGTTTTGTCTTTTTGCATAATAGCCATTTTTCTTTGTATAAATGGTAATTGAAATTCTTGTGAAAGCATGGCGTAAACACCACCTAAAGTATCTTCAAGTTCTTGAGCCATAAATCTT